CGGTGAACGCCACTCAGATCACCTCAAAACTGTTGGATTTGGCGCGGTTCATTTTGGCAGGAATCACTTGCAGATTTAGAGGCACATGTAACCCCGACACAAGTTTACCCTGTAGGGGCAGCACATGATCCACCTGAAACGAAATGCCAAACAACTTAGTTCTCAGCGCGGCCAACTCATAGGCTTGTTCCATCAACCAATGGTCGTCTTCTGTGAGCCACGCGGGGGTGCGCTTCAACTCAGCAGCGTGCCGCTTGGCTTTTATCTTGGCGTAAATATGCAGGTGTGTTTTTTGGTACGCCCGCTTCTTTGCGTTCACGACATCAACATTTTCCGCGTGATATTTTCTGGTAGCGGCCTTGATCTTTTCCGCAAAACGGCTGTACTGCGTTTTGTTGTGCTGCTGCACTTTGGCGGGGTTCTCTATCCGCCATGCCTTCAACCGCTCTGCACGACACACAAGGCACTCCCCGTTAGTAGCGCGACGAGGAGCAACATGCCCGTGCTGGCACGCCTTCCCAGTGAAGTACTGGGCGTCTCCTTTTGCAATCGCTGCTTTACGGGTTGCTTCCATCATTTGACCCCGTTGTTCTGTGGTAACGGTGCCTGACGATACTGGCCACTACGATATGCGTCCGATCTCTCAAGGCCATCGCCAAGCCTGGAAGCAAGCGCCAATGCCTCTTTGTACTTGGTTTCATAGTAGCCCATCATGTCCGCTTCACTCTTCATGAAAATGGCTGCCTCAACCAGGGAGCCGTACAACAACACCGTGTCAAAGTTATCACCCAGCCAAGTCTGGCCATCAGCGGCAACCGTGATCGACTCAGGGTAATAGTAGTAATGCAACTCGACATCATAGGCCGCATCAGGTGTCGGCCCGAGGATGAAACTCAACTCGTCAGAGATGACTGCGCCTGAAACTGTCGGCCCAAACAGCGCATAGTACTTTGGCGTCCCGGTGTCGTTTGGCGACGGGTATGCCTGCCGGATGAAGTTCACATCCTTGTTGAGCAGGTACTCATACGACCCCGTGTTGAGGTTGCCGCCCGTCACGCCCGTGATGACCGCCAGCGAATAGACCGACAGGAAATCATTGGGGCACGACAGGTACTTGTTGCTGGCAGACACCGAGCCCGTGACGTTCTTGCGCAGGGATGGGAACTGAACCGAGTTGTAAATGCGCTGCTCTGCCTGTTGAACGAAGACAGGGATATTCGCCACGAACTCCGTTTCGTAGTTCTGGGTGTAGTCCTGAATTGCAGCAGACAGGGCAGCGTAGTTCATGCCATCGGACCCCTAGCCATCACACCTTTGGTTGCGCAGCCCGTGCCACGGATTTTGATACCGCTGGTTTTAGTGGGCGGGTAGTCCTGGCTACGTGTGTTAGCCACAGACACATTGGCCTTGCGCATGGTTGTCTTGGCAGGCTCTTCACCCACCACGACAGACGGATATGGCTTGGGAGATTTGTACGTTGCCATCTCAGGCTCCTTTGCGGCCAGGGCTACGCTGGTTCATGACCTTGGCCATGTTACGCCCGTACTTGAGCATGTCGGCGTTGGTCTTTCCACCGGCCTTCATCTTGGTCAGGGGTTTGCCGGGGTGCATGGCTTTCTCGTGTTTATGCACAGCCTTCTTTGCGTCCATCATGATCGACTCCTTATGTCGTTGCAACCGTAATTGTGCCCAAATTTACTGTCAGCACCAAGTTGTTTGGTGTTAGAGCAGCATCAAAAAAGCTCGCTCCGCCAACCGGATTCCAGCCCCACTGAAAAATACGGCTACCGCCTGTGGCCGTACCGTCCTCGTCCGGGTCCGTACCGCTGATGTTTGAGAGCTGCAAACCACTGTTGCCCCCCAACCGATACGTGATGTCCGGCCTGGGGTTGCGCACAGCCTGCGGGTCTTCCACAGGGTACATACCCAACTGAAGCTGCGGATGGTCGGGGTCCCAGCAAGCCGGGCACACCAACATGTTCACGTTCTTCGTCTTGAGCGTGTATGTCTTGAGCTCCTTGAGCTTGAAGCGAAAGTTGCAGCGGTCACACTGCGCAATCGCAAACTTGCCGGACGAAAAACGATTGGGCATTAGAACGCCCCAGCGATGTACTGCCTGCGCGGCACGAACCGCACAGCCGCCTTCTCATGGTCTTCTTGCGACGCCAAGTCCCAAGCCTCGTCATACTGCTGCTTGAGCACACCCAGACGATCCATCGCTCCGGGAACCTTGAGCGCCATATAGTACGACAACCCCGCCGTCATGCAGGGGATGAACCGGAACGGCACATCCATCACGTTAACACCGCCACCAGCGTCCTGCACCCGGCGCATGCGCCAGTACACAAACTGGTACGTTGGGTTGCCCACAGTGCCTTGATCCGGCGTTGGCCAGACCGTAACGCGGGGGATATTGTTGACGTACACCGCAGTGCCGACAGCAGGGGTGGTCTGGCTGGTGCCGTTTTGAGCCCGAAACACGCCGCCAAGCTGCGTGCTGCTGTTGATCCAGCCGTAGTAGATCGTCTCGGTGCCGATGTTCAGGTAGCCCAGCGTGGGTAAGTTGGCTGTGGAGGACAGCGTCAGGGTCTGGGCCCCCGCGTCTGCGCTCTGGTATGTGTATCCTGTGGGAGACACTTGGCCATCCAACCGCTGCACCCAGACCTGAATCGGACGAGCTTGCGTCAACTTGTTGGGGATCGTGGCGTAGGTAGAAACACTAATACGCGTGATCGTCAGGTCGGCCTGATTGGACTGCTGGTTGGGCTGCGTGCGGATCACATGATCGAGCAGGTCCACGGTATCGTTGGGCAGCGTGTAGGTGTTGAGCCCTTGAACAAGTGGGATAGTGCCCTGCTCAAACGTCCACATATTGATGCCACGGTTGGCCCAGTCTGCGAACATCAGGTTCAGGGAACGCCGGGCCGTCTTGAGATCGTAGCCCGTACGCAACTCCGAGCCCACGCGCTCAAACGCCTCCTCGACGATCTCGGTCAGATCGAGGTTGAAACCTGCTGCGCCTGATGTGGTGGCCATTACCTATACCTCGCCGTCTTCGCCGCCACCTTGGGCGGCTGCTTCACAAACTGCTTCCCGGCCTTCTTGCCTGCCCGCTTGGCACGGGTCGTAGCGGCATACTCAGCGGGGCTGAGCGCCTTGATGGCGTTCTCGGGCAGATATCGCTCCCCCGTCTTGGAAGACGGTTTGCCGGACTTGGTGCGCCACTTCTGCGCGCCCCAGTCCTTGAGCGACTGCTGCGGGTCTTTCATACCATTTTGCCGCGTGTTTTGCCACGTTGGCAGCAGCCATCGGCACGGCTGGACGCTGTCTTGCCGCCTTTTTTGTAGTCGTCACTTGTGCGTGGTGTTCTATCTTCAGGAACCTCGTACCTTGATCTTGAAGAAGGAAAATTAATTTTTCCAGAAATTTCTGGCTCGTAATCAAGCTTTTCTTTGTAGTCCTTGGCGCTTCTTTTGCCTGTGACTCTTGGCCCAAAATTAAACCCGGAGCCACCACCGCCACCGACACCGCCTTTGCCGCCCTCTGTACCGAGCAGCATCTCGTCCATTGGCTTGCGCAATCCTTTTGGCATTTTCAATACTCCTCAGTCTCGATACCCGCCACCAGCGGCCTTGTACTTCTTGGCCACAAGCTGGGCTTTACGGGCCGACCACTGGCCTGCTCCGGTGCCATGCGTTGCCGCCGCTTTGACTTGGCTCACGATGCGCTTGCGCAGCTCCGGCTTAGTGTAGTTGCCCGCCGCGTTGACCTTGCCGCCTTCCGCATACTGCGTGAAATCGGTGTCGTCCCTACGGGCCTTGCGTTTGGGCCCGGGCATTTTTGAGGGCATGATGGCCCCCATTCCACGGCTGGCTCGCATGGTTACACCATCTTCCCGCGAGTTTTACCACGTTGAGCAATGCCATCTGCGCGGCGGGATGCACTTACCACGCCGCCTTTCTTCCTACCAACACCAAACAGCGCTGGGTCCCTTGTATCGCTGTCAAAATCAGGTATAACGATTCTTGCCTTCACAGGGGCGGCAGGCCTGTCTATACGGGTTTGCGCTATCCGTTCCTCCAACTCCCGCCTGCCCCTTGCCGCATCTCCTTGGTTTACATCCTCAGGTCTAACTCCCTCACCAACCGGCAGTTTTGAAAGTGCGTACATCGCGCCCAAGCCGCCAAGCACTTTGGAGATATTTTTCATTGATTTACGCGCCATGACGGCCTCCTATCAGCAGGCGTAGCCGCCCTTTTTCATACCCAGGGGTTTGCTGCCAGACATCTTGACCATCGTGCCTTTGGTCTTGCCTTTGGTGGCCAGACCGTCACGGCTGGGAGCCGCAGTCTTGACAGCGCCCATCTTGGCCGTGGTGATACCACCGTTGGCCATTTTCTTGGCGGGTGCGCCTTTTTTCTTTGCCATCATTGCCATAAAACCAGCGTTCATTTTGGAAGCCATAGTGTCACCACCTTTCGAAAAAAACTCTTGCTTGCCTTGATTGGTTTTGGGTTTGTTGATTGCCTGTACGTCTGCACGGCTCCCAGACCCAAACCGCTTGCCCTTGTCTGCCTTCATAAACTCCTTGCCGACAGACTGCGGAACTCCTACGCGCTTGGCAGCTGCGGGGTTGTTAGCCACCATAGCCATCAAGTTGTGTTGTGCCTTACTCTTGCTTGGCATCGTCAGCTTTCTTTCTGCGGAAAAGTGTGTAAAAGTCTTTCCCGGTGGCCATCTCGTAAATACGCATGGCACCAACGATTGCGCCGATCAAGCCAAACAGCGGCGTGAGCATATTCAAAAAAGCGCCAATCGTGCTGAAGATTGCCACCACATCCAGCACGTTTTTGACGGTATCTGTGTTCTCGCTCATGTCAGCAATTCCAAGCCCGCAGGCTCTTGTTGATGCGACTGTTCGGGTCTTTCTTGGCTTTCTCGCCGGTCAGCTTGGCCTTCATCCCAGACATCCTGGCACAGAAGGAGTCGCGGCGTGCTCCGCCTTGGGGCTGTGGGGGCTTGAGCCCCGGTTTGCCCGGATTGGCCTTGTTGTAGGAGGCACGCCCCTTGGCGTTGAGTCCGCCCTTGGGGTTCTTGCCTTCCTTGCGCTGCCATGCTGCGGTCTTAGCCATAGAACAAAGTGGTTGTTACGTTTGCAACCAAGCCAACAAAAATACCGTCTTTGGCCAAAATCCCTTCGCCCGGAATCACCACAGGAAACGCAGTCGCGTTGTACGAATCTGCTTCCATCAAAATGTCAGCGTACATCGACACCGCAGGAGACCCGGTGATG